ACAGCAAGTACAAGCACCTATACCAGCTAATATACAAGAACACAGTTTCGCAGATTTAATTGAAATGAAGCAGATTGAAGTTGTAGAGGTTAGCGTAAAAAGAATTTATATGTGCGTGATTATGGGCGATCAACACCTTTATTCTCGTGAATTACCATGTGAAGATTATCCCTTGGTATTTTTTATGAACATGCATACAAGAACACCATATCCATTAAGTGATGTACGAATGGTAAAGGGTATGCAAGAATATATCAACAAAACTCGAAGTTTAATAATAGCACATGCTACGACATCAACTAATGTGAAGATATTAGTACCTACAGGATCTGTTGATATGAGAGAGTTTGAACAAAAATGGGCTCAACCTGGGGTTGCTATAGAAGTAGATTTCGATCAGGGAGCTCCACAACCAGTTCAACCTCTTCCACTACCTAATGAATTATATCAAAATGAGAATACAGCAAAACAAGATATTGATCATCAGCTAGGTTTATACGAGCTTATGATGGGTAATTCTCAAGCTGCTCCTCAGACATATAAAGCAACTGTTAGTATTGATGAGTTTGGTCAAAGAAAGATACGATCAAAATTAATGGATATAGAAGCTGGGTTAAAAAGAGCAGCAGAATGTATAATCCCTATGATGCAACAATTATTTACTACCGAAAAGATAATAAGAGTTGTTCAACCTAATAATAGTATATCTGAATACGCTATAAACAAGAGGTTGTTTGATGATAAAATGCAAGAGATAGGGGTTATGAATGATATTACTGTTGGTAAGTATGATGTAGTTGTAGTTACTGGTGGAACATTACCTACTAATAGATTTGCTCAATTAGAATTGTATATGGATGCATATAGAAATGGAATTATAGATAAACAAGAAGTATTGAAGAAAACAGAAGTATTCGATATGGAAGGTGTATTACAAAGAACAGATTTGATTGCTCAACTTCAAGGGCAACTGCAACAGGCACAAGAGTCTATTAAGAAGCTTACGGGCGACTTACAGACCAGAGATAGAGAGGCAGTACAGCTCCGTAAGAAAGTTGAAGTTGAGAAATTCAAGACATCATTGGACCAAACTTCAAATAAAGCCAAAGCGGCTAATACAGTATTTGAAAAGCGTCTTGATGATGCAACATCCCAAATCCGTAAGGAGATACAGGATGCAGCAAAAGAACGCACCTCTGAAAAGAGCCGTTCAAAATAAAGGAGATGTATCATGGCAGATATGGACACTCAACAAACGCCTAATCAAGCAGAACCTGCTCCATGGGAGATAGGTACTCCAGAGCAACCTGCTGAACAGGCTACTGCTGACTCCAATCCAGTAGATGACATCGTTAGTGGGGTAGATGAGTTCTCACGAATTTTCAATGAGACTCCACAACAGGAAGAGGCTCCTGCAGATAATGCTAGCATTCAACAAACTGCTCCCCAAGTGGCACCAGTTGAGAACACGCAGGCACAAGCTCAGGATAATGATCAAGTAAGATATCAGTATTGGCAATCTGAAGCGGATAAAACTCGCAATGAACTGGTTAAAGCACAAGCTCAAGTTGAACTTTTGCAACAACAACAAGCTCAAGCGGCTCCTGCTCAGGAAGCACAAGCTGAACCTGAAATTGAATTTCCACCTCCTCCTGAGAGACCAAAGAAACCAAGGGGTTTTAATAGAGAAGAAGCATTTACAGATAGTTCATCTGATAGTGCTGCATATCTTGATGAACTAGATGGTTGGCGTGAACAAATGGACGACTATAATCGTCTACACAACGAATATCAAGTTGCACTCGTTCAAGAAGAGAGAGACAGAATGAATCAGGCACAGGAACAACAAGCTCGTCAGCAACGGCAGTACCAAGAGGCACAGCAGCAGATGAACAATGTTCAGGACTACATTAAGAGCAATTATAATGCTCCAGATGAAGCAGTGAATGATTTTATCCGTAAATACTCTAGTCAAGAAAGTGTAACCCTTGATAATCTTTGGAAGCTCTACCAGCTTGAACAAGGACAAAGATTTGAACCGCAACAAAATGTTGCTAATTCTAATCCACCTTCTCAAGCATTTGAACAGACGAAGAGGGCACAATCCGTTCCTGCTCCTATGGGAGTAGTTCCAGCAGCAAATACTGGTACTAAAACCAATGAGGACAGTATAATGGATGACCTCATAGCAGATTATAACAACAAGAATCCTTGGGGTTAATATCTGCATAATGTACACATAGGAGGATATTAGCAATGGCTAATGTTTACTCGGGCATACCTGGTGTAGCACCACAAGGGGTTAGTGTCAATGACAACCGCAGAATGTTTAATTTTGGGGAAAGAATTGCAGAACTAGCTCCTCAGCAGTCACCTTTCTTTGTCTACCTCTCTAAAGTGTCGAAAAAACCTACAGATGATCCTGTATTCAAGTTCTTGGAACGCAGACACCAATGGCAACGAAGAAATTTCGATGTTAAAGGTGCTGTTGGAAGTGCTTCTTATACTAACGGTACTCAAGTAGCTAACATGATGAAAGTCGATGTTGGTTATGATAAGTATGGTAAGGAAATTAGTACTCCTGATGCTCCAGAGTTCTTGCTAGTAGGACAAGTAGTTATGATACCTGATACTAGTGGTAATTTACGCCACTTCGCAATCACTGATACGCCTGATACAAGTGCGGACAGTGGAGCTGCGGCTCAGATTGATTTAACTCCTTTATTCTCAGCAACTTGTGCTTTTGCAGATAATGCAGTTGGACAGGTTGTAGGTTCGGCATGGGCTGAGGGTAGTGCAGACCCAGAAGGATGGCGTGATGAAATGTACGACAGAGAAGGATATTGTCAGATCTTTAAGACTGCAATTCCAATGTTCTCTGGAACTTCTTTAGCTACGAAATATCGTGGAGTAGCTGACGAATATAAAAGAGTTTGGCAAGAAAAACTCATGGAACACAAAATGGACATCGAGCATGCACTACTTTATGGTAGTGGAGCTTCTGATGATGCTGCTGGTTTAGCATCAGCTCCAAAGCGTTATTCCTGGGGTATCTTACCATATCTCCAACAATCTGGTATAGGTGCGAATACGCATGCTTTTACTTATGCTAACTCAAAATATGATGACATCTTAGATGCATTAAAATCTGAGTTTGCTCCTGAAAGAGGATCTAGCGGTAACAAACTTGTCCTAGCGTCAAGAGATGTTATAGCTTGGTTTAATAAGTTAGGTGATGATTCGTTCTTAGGCAATACTGTAACTTCAAGTTCATATCAACTAGATGTATCTAAGATACCTGGTGCATTTGGACATGAAGTAACGAAAGTTAATACTATCTTTGGTAATTTGCACATTGTGCAAGAACCTCTACTTAGAGGAGCCACTAAAGATTATGCATTAATGATCGATATGGCAAATGTTGCTTATAGACCTTTATCAGGCAATGGAGTATCTCGTGATACACATATTGTCACAAATGTCCAAAATAACGATGTTGATGGACGGAAAGATATAATCATAACCGAAGCTGGTTTAGAGATTAGTCTACCTGAAACTCACGCTATTTTGAAGTGGTCATAGGACTAACATCAAGGCATTCAGAGGTGGGAGTCCTTTTGGGCTCCCCCTCGCCTAAACCAAAGGGTATGGTGTATTCAAATACTCCTGGCACTCCTTGGCATGGGACTACTAATCCTGATAATAGGCGTGATCAGAACACAAGAAGCAGAAAGAAGAAAAAGAAATGACTTTAGGGGTAGCAAAAACTGTAGTAAAAGCTATTAAAGCTAACAATGTGGCTTTAATAAAAAAACTTGCTAAGAGTGCAAGGGTTTCTCCTGGGAAATTAATGTCTCAAGCTAAAACATTATTAAGAAGAGGTGTAAAAAAATAATGAGTTTTACTACACAAGTTGAACAGTATGCTGGGACCTCAACTGGGTTAACAACTGAGACAACTCAATTCTTAACAGATGGAGTTAAAGCAGTTATAGGTCGTATTGAATCTTTTAACAAGGCATTGTTACAGTTGTTTTCTTCTGAGGTTACATTAAACAGTGGAACAGCACATGCTTTATCAGATCACGATAAGATTTTAGATGTGAATAGAAATGGTTATAGGACAGTACCAGTATCACATCAATATAGAGATAAGCTGACAGATACAGATAGTTTATTTTATGCACATAAAACTGATCCAAAATATTATGTATTAAACGGAGCATTGAACATAAGTCCTGCTCCAACTAATAGTGAAACTGCAAAAGTTAGTTTAGTTACTTATGGTGCAGTAAATGATAATGCAGAATCAATAGCTTCATTTCCTTCTGAATGGTATAAAGCTGTTGTATTATACGCTGCTAAGATGTTATTACAGTTGAAGATGAGTAAGAATAGAGAATCTACTCATACATTAGCAACTGAGTTAGCAAAGTTAAAAACATTTATCAATACAGATGAAGATCCAGAGATGGCTACAGCTAAGATTGGAGAAATCCAGACATTACTTAGTGAAGGTGCACAAGAGTTGCAAACTTTACAATCTCAATATGCGATAGTTGATAAAGAATATGAGATGATGTTTCAAATAGCTGGAGCAGATCAGAGACCAGAAAAT